GGTAAAGAAAGGGCTTAATGAAGGATTTGAATTTGTTAATCCTCAGGAAAAAGATCGTTGCGGTTGCGGCGAAAGTTTTAGAATATGATAGTAGAAAAATTTAAATATACTGCTCTTGATAGGGCCACAGTTGAAGGTAGTCGTAAGTATGCCACTCCAGATGGAGAAAAGCTACCCTCGGTAACAACGATCTTGGATGCAACTAAAACCGAAGAATCTAAACAAGCTTTACAAAATTGGCGAAACCGTGTAGGGCACAAACAAGCGCAAGCTATTACTACTGAGGCTTCCGGCCGAGGTACTAGGATGCACAAGTGGCTAGAAAACTATATAAAAACAGGTGCTACTGGTGATCCAGGTAGTAACCCATATAGTTTACAAAGTCATCAAATGGCTCATAGTATTATTAATCAAGGATTAGTAAAATGTGATGAGTTTTGGGGTACAGAAGTTTCTTTATATTATCCAAAGATATATGCTGGTACAACAGACTTAGTGGGACTACATGAAGGTAGTGAGGCTATTATGGATTTTAAACAGTCAAATAAATTAAAGAAAAAAGAATGGATAGACGATTATTTCATTCAACTTTTGTTTTATGGCACAGCCCACAACAAGTTATATAGTACGAAAATTAATAAGGGGGTAATTTTTATGTGTACCTCTGATAATGTCTATCAGGAATTCATTATTGAAGGTAGTGAGTGGACTGCGTATGAGAACAAGATGTGGGAAAGGTTAGAAAAATACTATAGCTCATTTTTGTAAAGCTATACTAAATAGTAGTGTAGTTCGCGGAAGTGGAATTCCCAACTACTCTAATGCTAATAAGGAGCACCAGCATGACTATTTATAATAAATATAACCCTCCAACAGGGTTTTATGTATACGCCTATCTCAGACAAGATGGTACACCATACTATATTGGAAAAGGGAAAAATAAAAGGGCATGGAATAAACACACTGTTGCTATCCCGGATACCAATGATAGAATAGTATTCCTCGAACAAAATTTAACGGATATCGGTGCAGTTGCCTTAGAAAGACGATATATTCAATGGTATGGAAGAAAAGATTTAGGAACAGGTATATTACGAAATCAAACGGAAGGCGGAGAAGGTATAGGAAATCCTAGTGATAAGTTAAAGAAACACTGGTCTACGATTAAAAAAGGAAAGAAGCCTAATAATTATTGTAAGACTTATATTTCCGGACCATCTTTAGCAAAAAGTAAGTCAAAACAAGGTGATAAAAATCCACAATACGGAATTCCACGGTCTACTAAAGTAAAAGAAAAAATTTCAAAAGGTATAGCTGATAATTGGCAAAGGACCATTCTAATATGCCCACATTGTGGTATTAGTGGCCGTCAAAATATGTCTAGATGGCATTTTAATAACTGTAAATTGAATCTTCTAAGAAGTGATAAATAATTGTGATACATTAACTAATCACAATTATGGCCATAATACAAATCTCAAAAATACAGCAGCGTTCAGGTAATATCGTTGATTTACCTCAACTTGACGAAGCAGAATTTGGTTTTGCATCCGATGTAAAAAAACTCTATATAGGTAAAGAGTCACCCACTGAAAATATAGAAGTACTTACTTCATATTCAAATATTAGTTTTAGTCAAATTCAAGGGGCCTATGGTAATTTAAACATCGACTCCGCTAATGCTGCTAATGGACAAGTATTGACCTTTACCGGAACTGAATGGACTAATCGTGGTGGAAATTTAGGTGGGTTGATAACATTGGGCAATGTTGCCGATGTTAAAATCACAGGTGGTCAAGAAAACTATTCATTAGTTACAGATGGTACAGGTAATTTATCTTGGGCACCTGTTTCTTCGGTTATAGCCACTATTCAAAACGTTACCAAATCAAATCCTGCTATTATTACTACCGCAGATGATAATTATTTTACTAGCGGAGCTCAAATAACAATAACTAATGTAACAGGCATGACGCAGTTAAATGGTAACACTTATTATGCAAATGTATTAACATCTAATACGCTTTCACTATATTACGATAGATTTTTATCCAACCCTGTTAATTCAACTGGTTATTCTACATTCCCATATACTACTGTAAGTGCTACAACAGCAGGCACCAATTATATCACAGTAGCTAATTCAGTGCCATTTACAATCAATGATCCTGTTGTATTTACAGGAACAACATTTGGTAATGTAACCGCAAACGTAACTTATTACGTTCAAGCAAAACCTTCTTCAACTGCACTTGTTATTTCTACAACGACAGGTGGTACTCCAGTACCTCTTACTACTGCTTCAGGATCGTGTAGTGTTTACGTAACAGGTGGTAGAATTATATCTTCTGCTGGAGGTGGCGCAAGTAACGGAGCCTCAGGTGGATCAAATACCACGGTTCAGTATAATCTCACTGGGCAATTAGCTGGCAATTTAAATTTTACATATGATTACCTTACTAGTAATTTAACATTAACTGGCAATGCAAATGTCACTAATTTATTAGTTACAGGCAATGCTCAAATTAATGGGAATCTAGTAGTTAATGGTAATACTACGTCAATTAACGTTGAAACAGTAAATATTGAAGATCCTATTATTTCTTTAGGTCGCGGCCCTAACAATACAGCACTAACATCAAATGATGGAAAAGATCGTGGTGAGCAACTTTGGTATTATGCAGGTTCAGAAAAATCTGCTTTTATTGGATTTCAAAATAGTACTGGAAACTTAATAGCGGCTACTGATGTTACAATCACAAGTGAAATAGTTACTGTAAACAGTTATGGTAATTTTATATTTGGCAATATATTTGCTAATAATATTACTGCTTCAGGTGATGTAGCTATTAATGGTGGTGACTTAACTACAAATCAAACAACATTTAATTTATTAAACACTACAGCTACCACAGTTAATTTTGCTGGAGCAGGCACAACAGTTAATATTGGTGCTAGTACAGGTATTACTAACGTTAAAAATAATTTAAATATTGTTGCTAGTAACCTAACAGTAAGTAATACAACATTTAATTTAGCAAACACTACTGCCACTACTATTAACTTTGGAGGCGATGCAACTCAAATAAACATTGGTAATACCAATACAGGTTTAACTACGATTAAAAATAATTTAGCAGTAAATGGCAATGCCACAGTACTTGGTACATTTACTACTACTGCAATAACAAGTGGTGGCAATACAACACCGGGCACAATAACAGGTAATTGGACATTAACATCAGGGTCTAGATTAGAAGCTACTTATGCTGACTTAGCTGAGTATTACGTAGCCGACTTTGATTACGAACCTGGCACGGTATTAGAATTTGGTGGAGAATTTGAAGTAACATTAGCCGAAGATGGTACAACACGGGTAGCAGGCGTAGTCAGTACAGAGCCTGCTTATGTTATGAATTCTTCATGCGAAGGAGACCATATTGTGGCATTGGCTCTTCAAGGACGAGTTCCTACAAAAGTACGTGGTAAGATTAAGAAAGGCGATATGCTTATAAGTGGCGGTGAGGGATATGCAAAACATAGTCCTTCACCTACCATAGGAACAGTGATAGGTAAAGCATTAGAAAACTTTAACGGGACTGAAGGCTTAATTGAAGTTGCAATTGGTAGACTTTAATACTAAATAAGATATAGGAATTAAAAAATGGCATCATACGTATATACAGCAAGCGGGAGCGCAAACGCATCAGCAAATATTGCAACTGACAAAGTTAGAATAGCTACTACTAGCTCTCCTATACATTTTACTAACAGTTTTCCAAATGTAGCTTTAACTGGCACCGTAACATGTAGCACTAGTAGTGCAGTTATAACTGGTTCAGGAACACTATTTGTTTCTGAACTAAATATAGGTGCTTGGATTGGAAACGCTACTGGAAATACAGTAGGGGTTGTTGCGGCTATTCACAACAACACTAGTTTAACTCTTTCTGCAAATGCAGAAGTGGCAATTGCAGGGGCAACGGCTAAATATAATCCATTTGGGGTACCTTATACTATAGCAACAGCTAATAGTGAAATCATACCGGCAAACTCTACTGAGCGTACTATCATAGTAGGACAGGGTAACATTGTTTCTTATTTAAATGTGTCTGGTGCATCAGCAGCACCATTTTCAATAACAGAGCTTGGAATGCCTCATGCTAATACTGGTACATCAGGTATCATAATTCCTGCAACTCTTACTGTTACAACTTCTACTACAACTACAACTACAACAGCAGCACCGACAACTACAACAACTACAACTGCGGCGCCAACAACAACTACTACAACTACTGCTGCACCTACAACTACAACAACCACAACTGCGGCGCCAACAACAACAACTACTACAACTACTGCTGCACCTACAACTACAACAACCACGACTGCAGGACCTTAATTATATAAAATTATAAGTAGGAAAAGAGACTTCGGTCTCTTTTCCTTTTTAACTTCTCCTTAAGTCACAACCACTCATTTTGAGTTGATAGCATAAATATGATATACACTCTCATAGTGAGAGTTTATGCGGTCCCCACCGCGTAGTGGCTAGAACCCACTAATTATAAGGAGAAAACAAATGGGACGTCCTCTAAAAATCGCAAAGGCTCAAGCAGTCTTAACAATTACTAATACAGCAACAACAGGCAGTATAGTTACAATATCAGGTGGAAATCTAACAACTTCACCTACAGTCGGTATAGCATCTGGTATGTCATTTGTAGTTGCAACAAATATTAGTGGTTTAGTAGCCGGTACAATATATTATGTTGATACTATTTTGTCAAACACCACATTCAGTGTTTCAGAAACACAGCTAAGTGTGCAACCACGTGTAATGGCTACATTGGCTAATTCATCAGGTGGCACAGTTAAAGCATCATTTAATGTGGTTGATGCTTATTTCAATAATCCATTAGGTGGCACTGGTTTCCCAGCAACAAACAGTAATACATATTCTGTAGTTGGTGGCAACACTGCAATCGTTGGTAGTCAAGTACTAGCACAAGTTGCTATTGGTATCAATGGTACAGGTACAATTTATGCATCTACTGGTAGTGCATTAGTATTTGGTGATGCTAATACTAACTTTGATGTTAATTTTGTAGCTGGAACTTCAATTCAAGCAGGCACACCAAATATTAATGGTGTATCTACTAATTATGCAAATGTGGGATTCGTGAGTTCTACTGGTAACGTTGATGTAACAGTAGCAAATACTGTAGTAACTGGTAATATCATTGGTGTATCATCTGGTGACGCTACTAATTTAACTGTTAACAAGCCAGTTCAATTTGTTGCTAACATAGGTACTTTAGTAGCAGGCACAACTTACTTTGTTAAGAATATCGCTAATACTGCTGCATTTACAGTTTCAACCGCAATCGGTGGCCCTGAAGTACAAATGTCAGCAAATACTTCTGCTACTACAGCAAGACAGCAAGTTACATATTTAGCCGGTCCAGCATCACTTGTAAATGCAATTGGTAATACATATGTATACTCTACTCAAGAACCAGGCTATATTGTTCGTCAAAAAGGCAAACAAAAGTATCTAATAACCGGTACTGTAACTGGTTTAACAGCACAGTGTTTAACAGCAAACGTTGCAAATGCAAATTTGACACCAAACACAATGACTATTCTTGCTACATATGCTAACGCAGCCACCCAAAATGTTCAGTATCTTTCTGATCACAATGGTGGATTGTTTACAGCCAATTCTAGCCCTGTTGCTACAGCAAATATTGTATCCGCAGGACAACCAACTGGTAACTTAGGATATATTAACACAGCTCCAGTAATTGCAACATTCAATAGTGCAATAACCACTGTAACTGCAGGGTCGTTTGTTGTTGGAGTTGCTTATGTTATCGTATCACTCGGTAATACTAACTGGGCAGCAGTCGGCGCAAATAATGCTTCGGTAGGAGCAATCTTTGTTGCAACTGGGGTTGGTTCTGGTACCGGTACAGCATCTATTTCTGGTGCAATTGGACCAATCGTAACGATAGCAAACGCATAATGACTGTTATAAAGATGACTAAGGCTCAGCAAGTTGAGACTGAAATCGCGGTGCTTCAAGTTCAAGTTAATAACATTGAAACTAAAATCAATGATATTAAGGACAACTTGAAGCAGGTGCATGACTGTGTTCATGCAAACGCTGAAGAAACTCAGCGTTTGATTAAAGAGTTACAAGAGTCAAATGAGAAATCTCATAAAGCATTATCTGATAAGGTTACTGCTTTAGAAAAATGGAGATGGATGCTCATGGGAGCCGGGGTCGTAATCGGATCTATGGGATTCGATTCAGTAGCAAAATTACTGAAATAAAAAAGAGAGACCTAGGTCTCTCTTTTCGTAAGTGCATATAGTTTTGATTGCACTATATCAAAGTTCACAGTACTAAATAATCCAGGATGCAATGGTTTAGGATATTGATTATCGCCAACCCAAGCATAGCCACAATGTTCTTCGTTTAGTACAGGAATAAATTCTTCTGAAACTGCACAAAAAAATGTATGATACGTAAAGGATTTATTTACAAATTTTTGTATTGGAACTAATTTAGCATTTTCAGGAAAATATTTTATTTCTTCCAAACACTCACGTTCTAAGCCTTCTAACAGAGTTTCAGATTCTTCAATTTTACCACCGGGTAT